CGGATGGCGGACCTTTTCAAGACCCAGCCGGAGTGGCGGAAACTGATTCAATCCGACCGGCGCGGCAAATACCGTCTCAACATCGAGTTCCAGTAGATCCCCCACCGAACACCCGACTTTCCGGGGACTTTGTGCAGTCGCAGCGGGGCTCATCCCCCAGCCATCCCCCGGCAAATCCCCGCCAATCCCCCTGATTGATCCTGATTGGTCCCCCGACGATCCATCGGCGATCCCGACGACGGGTCTCTGAGCGAACGCCATTCTCTCCGCAGGTTTTCACAGGAACCGCCGGAGGAATAAATGGCGACCAAACACCTGAACCAGATCGATCTGGCTAACCGCTGGAATGTCTCGCACCGGACGCTGGAACGCTGGCGCTGGACGGGCGAGGGCCCACAATACATCAAGCTGGGCGGCCGGGTCGTCTACCGGCTCGAGGACGTCGAGGCGTTCGAAGCGGATCAGATCCGCCGTTCCACGGCAGAGACATCGGCGCCGGCTCTGGCCATGGCAGGTCGGCCATGACCGCCGCTAACCGTCCCTCGCTCACTGAACTCGCGCATATGCCGGTCGCCGATGTGGTCTCGCTGCCACCGGATGTTCTGGCACTGCTCCAGCAAGACGCCGATGCTGCATTGCGATCGGCCAGGGCCGCCAAAGACTGGCTCGATGGAGCCATTGCCCGCCGCTACTCCGAACGCGCAGCGTCTCATCGCCGTGATGAAGGCAAGGACACTGGTACCGCGCGATTCCAAGATGGTTCGGTGACCGTGGTCGCCGACCTGCCCAAACGGGTCGAGTGGGACCAGCCGAGCCTGGCCGACCTGGTCGAGCGCATCAAGGCCGATGGCGAAGATCCCCGGGACTATGTGGAGATCGCTTTCAGGGTCTCCGAGCGGAAGTTTACCGCCTGGCCGCCGCACCTTCAGTCGGCATTTGCTGAGGCTCGCACCGTTCGGACGGGCAAGGAGACGTTCAAGCTGATCCTCGAGGAGGACGGCCTGTGAGCATGCTCCCCATTATCTCGGCCGATCAGCGTCTCGCCGAACGGCGGGGCATCAAAGGATGCATCTTCGGCAAAGCCGGGATCGGCAAGACCTCGCTTCTGTGGACGCTCGAACCCGCCACCACGCTCTTCTTCGATCTGGAAGCGGGAGATCTGGCCATCGAGGGCTGGCCCGGGGACGCCATCCGGCCACGCACCTGGCCCGAATGCCGGGACTTCGCTGTCTTCATTGGTGGACCAAATCCGGCATTGCGGGGAGACCAGGTCTATAGCCAGGCGCATTTCGATGCGGTCTGCGAGCGGTTCGGTGATCCGCTGGCTCTCGACAAATACCAGACCGTGTTCATCGACAGCATCACGGTTGCCGGGCGTCTGTGTTTCCAGTGGTGCAAGGGCCAGCCCGAGGCTGTTTCGGAGAAGACAGGAAAACCGGATATCCGGGGTGCCTATGGCCTCCATGGCCGGGAGATGATCGCCTGGCTGACCCATCTCCAGCACACGCGGGCAAAGAACATCTGGTTCGTCGGCATCCTCGACGAGAAGTTCGACGACTTCAACCGGCGTGTCTTCCTCCCCCAGATCGATGGTTCGAAGACCGGCCTCGAGTTGCCAGGCATCGTCGATGAAGTGCTGACGATGGCGGAGATCAAGGATGCCTCCAGCACGCCGTACCGGGCTTTCGTCTGTCAGACGATCAATCCCTGGAACTTTCCCGCGAAGGACCGATCAGGTCGCCTCGATCAGGTCGAGGAGCCGCATCTTGGACGGCTGATGGCGAAGATCGGCGGCCCCGGCAGACCGCCGAGCGAGCGGTTGGCGTTTGGCCTGCCCGCACTTCCTGCCGCTCTCGACCCCAATACCCAGCAAGATGAAGGAGTGTCCTGACCATGAGCGGTTCCTGGACTGATTTTAACGACGCGGATTCGCAAACGTCCTACGACCTGATCCCCAAAGGCACCATCGTGCCGGTGCGCATGACCATCAAGCCTGGCGGCTTCGATGACCCGGCACAGGGTTGGACCGGGGGATATGCGACCCGCAGTGCGGCCTCGGGCTCGGTCTACCTCAACGCCGAGTTCGTCCTTCTCGAAGGCCCTTATGCCAGGCGAAAGGTCTGGAGCTTGATCGGGTTGTCGAGCCCCAAAGGTCCGGAGTGGGGCAACATGGGTCGCTCCTTCGTGCGCGGCATTCTGAACTCCGCCCGCGGTTTATCAGACAAGGACAACTCACCCCAGGCGCAAGCAGCCCGGCGGATCCATGGCTTTGCCGATCTCGACGGTATCGAGTTCCTGGCCAAGATCGACGTGGGCAAAGACGCAAATGGCGACGCCAAGAACGAGATCCGGCTCGCAGTCATGCCGGACAGCAAGGACTGGGAGAGCTACGGCCAGTCCGGTGGCAGCTGGAAACCGAACGCCGCCCCGGTAGCCGCCACTGCCCCGACAATGATGGCCGCTCCGGCTGCTGGTGCACCCAACCGGCCTGCATGGGCTCAGTAGGGGGATGGTCCCATGATACTCCGTCCCCGCCAGAAGACCTTTGTTGAGCGGTCTGTCCGGGCCCTCGACCAGCATGGCAACACGCTCAGTGTCGCCCCGACCGGCTGCCATGCGCCGGGTACGCCCATTCTGATGTTCGATGGCTCCATTAAACAGGTAGAGGACATCGTGGTGGGCGATAGGCTCATGGGGCCTGGCAGTGCGCCGCGTCGCGTTCTGGAACTGCATAGCGGTCGCGATCAGATGGTCGAGGTTCGATCCCTCAAGGGGAGCCCGTTTACCGTCAACCTCGGCCACATCCTGACGCTGGTGCGGACCAACGACGGCATGCCGGCGCGCTCCCGCAATCGCGATGGCGAACTGGTCGATATCAGCGTGGCGGAGTGGCTCGCGGCTTCCGCCTCCTTCCGTCACCTGCACAAGCTCTTGCGGCTGCCGGTGGACTTCGCCTTGCGGAACGAGCCCGAGCTAGATCCATATCTGCTGGGTGTGATCCTGGGGGATGGCAGCGTCACTCGCGGCGTGTCGGTGACCACGCCAGATGTGGAGATCATCGATACGCTCTATCGCGCGGCAGCGCAGATGGGGCTGAGGGTCCGGTGTGACCAGTTGCCCGGCAACGAGGCCAACAGCTACTTCCTGCTCGACGACCGCGGTCACGGTAATGCGCTAACCGATCAGCTCCGCTCCCTCGGCATCTTCGGAAAGACGTCCGGCGAGAAACTTGTGCCCGACCTCTACCGGCTCGGCTCGCGCGACACCCGTTTCGCCATTCTCGCGGGCTTGCTGGACACCGATGGCCATCTGATGAACGGACGCTGCTTCGAGTTCGTCAGCAAATCGCCCCAGCTGGCCGCCGACGTGGTCTTCATCGCCCGCAGCCTCGGGTTTCTGGCAACTACGGCTCAGAAAGAGGTCGGCGGAAAGATCTACCAGCGCGTTCATATCTCCGGCGACCTCGACATGATCCCGACGCGCGTGTTGCGCAAGCAAGCGCCGCCGCGCAAGCAGAAGAAGAACGTTCTGCGCTGCGGGTTCACGGTCCATCCCGTCGGCGAGGGAGACTACTTCGGCTTCACCGTCGATGCCGATCATCGCTACCTGATGGGGGATTTCACGCTCACGCACAATTCGGGCAAGACGATCATGTTGTCGGCGGTGGTCGGCCAGATGGCCAGTGACACCGACGCCAAGGCCTGCGTGCTCGCCCACCGCGACGAACTAACGGCGCAGAACCTACTCAAGTTCGCCAAGGTCAATCCGGCGATCAGCACCTCGATTGTCGATTCCCGCACCAAGTCCTGGCGGGGGCGGACGACCTTTGCGATGGTGCCAACCCTGGCACGTTCGGCCAATCTCGATGCCATGCCGGCGCTTGATCTGCTGGTAATCGACGAAGCCCATCATGTTGCCGCTGACAGCTACAGGCGGATCATCGATAAGGCGCGGGCCCGCAATCCGGACCTCCGGGTGTTCGGTGTCACGGCGACGCCCAACCGGGGAGACAAGAAGGGGCTAAGGCCGGTCTTTTCGAATGTGGCTGACCAGATCTCGATCGGCGAGCTGATCGGGGCGGGACACCTGGTGCCGCCACGCACCTTCGTGATCGATGTCGGCGCCCAGGAGGCGCTGAAAGGTGTTCGCAAGACCGTCGATGATTTCGACATGAAGGCCGTCGACGCCATCATGAACAAGGCGCCGATCACCGAGGCGGTGATCCGCCATTGGCGGGAGAAGGCGGGCGGACGTCAGACCGTGGTGTTCTGCTCCACGGTTGATCACGCCCGCAACGTCACCAATGCCTTTCTCGACGATGGGGTAACCGCCGGCATGGTCCATGGCGACATGGGCGAGGCCGAACGCCGCTCGGTTTTGCGTTCTTTCGAGAAGGGATACACCCGGGTCATCGTCAATGTGGCGGTACTGACCGAGGGCTGGGATCACCAGCCGACCAGTTGCGTCATCCTGCTGCGTC